CGATCGCCGCGGCAAAACCTACTGGAAACAGACCTATGTCCACAATCATCTGCTCGACTGCGAAATCATCGCCGCCGCCTGCGCCGATCGGGAATGGATCCCCTCTCTGCAGATGCTCTCGAATTATATACGCCGGCAAAAGGCAGAGGCGAATCAGCAGCAGGATAAGGAAAAGAGACCAGACACATCAAATAAGAAATCAGGGAGGTGGTAAGTGATGGGATCAACGGTATTGTGCGGGATGAAAGCAATATGCGAACATTGTAGGGCGATCAGCCTTCCATCGAGCGAATCAACAGTCATATCCATGGTTCGGACATCAGGATTCCCGGCTAAAAAGGTCGGTGGGATCTGGGTCAGTAATGCCGATGCCATCATTGATTGGACAAAAAGACTTGATCCGCCCGCAGTATCTCCCGCCGAACCAGAAAAAGACATCCTAAAAAACCACGTCAACCCCCAAAAAACCATAAAAAATACCCCAAAAACACCCAAAATTTCCCCAAAACTTCCCTAAAACTTCCATTTCCGCAAAAATCACGGGTTTATAGTCCCCCAAAACGGGGGACTTATGGCCTATACCTCAGCAGACCTTACCAATATCGAGAATGCCATCCGGGCGATCATCGCCGGGACGCGAACTGTCAACCTGTCCATGGGCGACAAAGCCATCCAATACACCCTGGTCGATCTGCCCCACCTGCGCGCCCTTCGTGACGAAATCAAGGCCGAGGTCGGCGCCGCCGCAGGTACATGCAGCCCCCGCACCTATGCCCGGCAGGGAGGACGCGGAATATGACGAAAGCTGAAGTCATTCTTTCCGATCTCATCGACCGCACCATCGCCCTTGTCTCACCAAAAACCGCATTGAACCGCCGCCTTTATCGGGACCGCCTTTCACTGACCGGCCGCGCCGAAATGTATGCCGCCGCAAAGACCACCCGCCTGACCGGCGCCTGGTCCATCGCCAACCCGAACGTCAACGACATCATCGGCCTGTCCAATCCGGCGATCCGCTCCCGTGTCCGCCAGCTCATCAGGGATTTCCCTTATCTGGCCAGGGCGGCGAATATCATGGTCGATTACAGCATCGGCCCCGGTATCATGTTCCAATCCAAGGCCCGCGGGGCCAACGGCAAGCCCGACAAGAAACGCATCCAGATGATCGAAGACGCCATGCGCTGGTGGATGGATGAGGCGGACGCCGCCGGGAAACTCCACTTTCATGAAATCATGCGCCTGTCGAAACGCCAGGATCTTGAATCCGGCGAATTCGTCATCGTGAAAACATATCCGAAGACCGCGAACCGCTATCTTCCCTTCGCCTTGCAGGTCTATGAGGCGGACTGGCTGTCCGGATCTCATGATAGTTACGGCTCCGGCGGTATCGGCATGGCAGCAAACCCCGGAGACAGGGAAACCCGCCAGGGCATCGAATATGAAAAGCTCACCGGCCGTGTTACCGGCTACTGGTTTATGGACCCCTATTATGGCGGTAAGGAAACTTATGTCCCCGCTGATCATGTTTTGCACGGCTTTGACACCCTGCGCCCTCAGCAACTCCGGGGCGTTTCGCCTTTTGCGCCCGGCGTCCTGGTTGCCCGCGATCTGTCCGATTATATGGACGCCGAAATCGACACGGCGAAGATGGCCGCAAAGTATCTGGCCTTTGTGAAGACCCCCGATCCGTCCTACCGCCAGGACGCGCTTTCCATAAATGGCACATCCGCCTCCGGCGCGTCACAGAAGATCGAAGAGATGGAAAACGCCATCATCGAATATCTCCGCCCGGGAGAAGAAGTCGATATCGCCCAGCATAACCGCCCCGGCGCTACCTTCGCCCCCTTTGTCCGGCTGATCCTGACGATGCTCTCGATTACGACGTGCGCCCCCTACGAACTTATTTCCGGAGATTACCAGGGACTGAACTATTCCACGGCCCGGATCGTCCGGAACGACTTTAGCCAGCAGCTCCGTCCGATATCCGTCCGGCACATTCGCCAGTATTGTATGCCTGCCCTGCGGACATTTCTGGACGTTGCCGTCTTGTCGGGCAAGCTAACGCTCCCCGGCTACTGGCAGGACCCACGGCGGTACCAGGAATGTGAATGGCAGCCCCCGGGAATGGAAGCGGTAGATCCGCTGCGCGAAGCAAAAAGCCAGATTGAGGCGATCAGTTACGGCCTGAAGTCGCCCCAGGAGGTTGCCCGCGAGCGCGGCAGGGATCTCGAAGACATCTACGAAGAAATCAAGGCCGCAAAAGAATTGGCGAAGGAGATGGATCTTACGTTTGAGCCTGCCCGCAAAGCGGACAAGAACAACCCCACCGCCATTATGGAAGAGGGATGAACAATGCCCGATAAGAAAGCGAAGAAAAAACAGGAAGTCCCGGCGATGAATTACCGCAGCGCGCCGATTTCCGCCCGGGCGGAAGGTCCGGCCACCCTGGATGAGGCGACAAGATCCGTGGAAGTGGTTCTGTCCACCGAGAACCCGGCCCGTGTCCATGATTGGGACCGTGGCGTCATCAACGAGGTCCTGCTCATGTCCGGCGCCCAGATCCCCGAATCACGTCAGCTTGTCATGCTGGATACCCACAGCCGCTATGAGACCGCCGATATCATCGGCTCCGTCCGGGAAGTCAGGATCGAAGCGGGGCAGATGGTAGGCCGGGCTGTTTATTCGAGCGCCCCGGAAGCCGAGTCCCCCTGGATCAAAACCAAAGAGGGGCATTTGACCGACTTTTCCATCGGCTATCGGATCGATGAAGCGGTCTGGGTCCCCGAAGGGCAGATCTCCACCATTGACGGCCGGTCCTTCACCGGTCCCGTCCAGGTGGCGACGAAATGGACGCCTCGCGAATTATCGGCAGTCCCGATTGGCGCGGATTCATCCGCCAAAGCGCGGTCTGAAATAAACCCGAAAACAGAAGACAAAAACAAGGAGGAAATACATATGGACCCGAAATTAAGAAAGTTTCTGGAAAGAAGCGGCCTGCCCGTAACGGCAACCGAGGAGGAGGCGATCGCCTTCATGGAGAGGGAAGAAGCGCCTCCCCCCAAAAAAGAAGAGGTTGACCTGGACAAGATCCGCGCCGAGGCCATTGGCAAGGAAAAGGATCGTATCCGCGAAATCGATGCGCTTCTTGAGAAATACGAATGCCAGGATCTGGCCCGCGAACTGATCGTCGGCGGCAAGTCTCTTGACGAAGCACAGCGCGCCGTTCTGGATAAGCTCCAGGCGAAAAGCAAGGAACAGAATCCCGGCTTCCGGGGGACCACTATTGAGCGAGGCGCGGACGAACAGGATAAGTTCCGGGCCGCCGCCAATGACGCCCTGATGCTCCGGGCCGACATGGTAGTCAAGACCCCCGCCGCCGGCGCTCATGATCTCCGCGGCTACACCCTGGTCGAAATGGCCCGCGAGTGCCTGCGCATGTCCGGGCAGAGTCATCGCGGCGGCACCAAGGAGATGGTCGGCAGGGCTCTTACTGCCTCCGACTTCCCGAACATCCTGGCCAACCTCGCCACCAAATCCATGCAGCAGGCCTGGGAGAGTGCGTCCGAGACCTGGCAGATCTGGTGTGGGATCGGCTCCGTCAGCGATTTCAAGACCTACTACGACAACGCCCTGTCCGAGCATGACGATCTCGATGAGGTTCCCGATTCCGGAGAGATCAAATATGGAAGTTTCTCCGAGAAAACTCCCGAGACCTACAAGGCGGCCAGCTACGCCAAGAAGTTCCGGATCACCCGCGTTATGATCATCAATGACGATATGGGCGCCCTCACAGCCATGCCCGCACGCAGAGCGGAAGCCGCCGCCCGTAAAGTCGGTGATGTGGCCTACGCGGTTCTGACTGCAAACGGCAATATGGGAGATGGAAACGCGATCTTCGATGGCACCAATCATAGCAACGACGCCGTGTCCGGATATGCTTCCGCCCCCGGAATTGCGAACATTGCCGAGGCAATACGCGCCATGAAGTCCCAGAAGGACATCAAG